GATAACTCCGAGAAGAACTGCGACTCCACCGAGACCTTTTGCCAACTCGGACCAACTAAGCCGACTGAGAATAAGAACAGCAACCGAAAGAGCAGTGATCGCTCCAGCAAGAAGAATCAGCGCGGCAGCAATAACCGGCATCTTGATGAATCCGAGCGATTTGCTAATGCTGCCCAAGATGGCCATAGCACCAAGAAGTTGTCCGAATGCTATCGCCATAGCACCTAACGATGCTTGAAGCTTGGCCGGATCGATAAGCGACAACACGAGAACTGAAGCCGCTAGAAGTGCGATTGCAATAGCGATCTCTTTGAGAGTCTTAGCTTTGATATTCTGTTGCAATGCAACCATCGAACCCTGAAGCGCCTTGAACGAGCCCGAGATATTCTCGAGAATACCGCCACCAAATCCCTTACTGATCTGTTCTAGGAAAGATCCCTTGCCAAAGAAATTCTTCAGCATATAAGCGATTCCGGCGAGAAGACCCGTTCTGATAACTGAGAGAACAGCCTCGAAATTAATATTGGAAGCCGCTTCTCCGATAGCAACGCCGATTCCAGAAATCAAACTCATCACTGCATCGAAAGCGGGTTGCAAAGCTCTTGCGGTATCGCTGAATTTCGTAAGGAGCGCATTCCACTGCTTGGCGAGGTTGTTGATAAACGCTGCAAGCGGACTCATCGACTCACCCAGACCGGCCATTTGCTTAGCCATGGTCCCAGGCAAGGCTCCACTGAACAACCCGATCAACGCACCAGAGAGTGTTTTGATCAGCTCAGCAGGAACGGCTAGAATATCACCGAGCTTCGAGAAGAACCTTTCGAAATGTTGCCCCTTCTTCAAAGCTTGGTCGACAGCAACCAGAAAATCACCGATATTTCCGGTAAAATTCAGGAAACCGCCCGCACCATCGGTAACCACACCGAAAAGTCTCTTGAATACGCTAAATATACCGCTAAGAAGCTGTCCGCCGATGCTCAAAAGCGCAAAGAGTCCTCTGAATGTGCGCTTCAAGTTCTCAATCGTTTCGGCACTCGGCTTTAGTCCTGCAGTAAAGTTTCTAAATTGTACGGTCAAGTCATAGAGATTCTTTCCGGTTGTAGCTGGGAAAATATCCCGGAAAGCTTCCTTGATAGGCGCGATAATCGCTTTCAGCGCATTGAACGAGTTCTTAATTCCTTCGATAAGAACGGTTCGTCCACCAAGAGCTTTCCAATCACTTAGTACCTTGTTGCGAGCATCGGCACTAGCATTGATGAATCCGTTGATAGCATTAGAAAGTGCCGTAAACGTTGATTTAGCTTCTGTAAAAGTACCAAATATAATCTGAAATGTTTGAGCCCATCCGGACGCAGCAGTTTCCTTTGCTACCTGAAATACCTGACTTATGGTTTTAACCTCAGTTGCCGCGTGCATTGCCGTTTTGGCCGTCTGCTGAATCGCTTTGATCTGAGCATCATTGAAGCCCATCGCCGCAAGTTCAGCATTCTTCAAGTCGCCCGTAAACTGCTTGAGCGTTGCGGTTAGAACATCGGACGTCAGCCAGGAAGCCTTGCCCGGTACCGACAATGACTGTCGAAATGCCTCACCATTAATTTTGACATTCTTCATCGGGCCTTCGAGCCTGACGGCACCTTTTTCCAGGGTGCCCATAACTTCGGCGGTTTGCGCCAAAGCTCGCTGGAAAACGGTACCGCCCATGCCCGCGTTGACGACTGAGTTCCAGTCCATCAACTTTACGGACCCAGCTGCGATAGCCTGAGAAAGCTGGTACATTGCGGTCGAGGCCTGCTCCGCGTTAGATCCCGACAACGCCGCAAGGTTTGCAATACCCTTGATCGACGCAGTTGCTGTATCCAGCCCGACACCGGCAGCCGTAAAGGTACCGATGTTCTTGGCCATCTGACTAAAGTTATAGATCGTCTTGTCGGAATATTCGTTTAGTTCCTTGAGCGTTGCATTTACTTGCTTAAGATTCGTTCCAGCGGCCTGAGTATTTGCCAAGATCGTCTGAATAGCATTTAGATTAGTCGTATACTCCGCAAAACCAGCTTTAATTGGATCAAGAGTAAATGCTTTGACAAATTGAGTACCAGCACGAACAGCAGCCGTTGCCAATTGTGCTAGTACGGCAACCCCTACAAGTCTTAGCGTATTAAGAGCATTCTTTACGCCATCGACTCCTCGAGAAATATGACCGAGATCAACTTTCTTAGCTGCAGCATCAATATCCGACAAACCTTTACCGGCGTTGGGAAAGTGAAGAGCAGCCTTGAGCTTCTCGAGAGCAGAGATCGTTCTATTGACGCCTTGTTCGAACCTGCTAGATTCAAAACTAATCGCAACAACTTTGTCATCGACAGCCATTAGATGCTATTCACCTCCCTCAAAATTTCCGCTACCATTTTATCAAATATAGGTCGAATTGCAGGCATAATATAACTACGCCCTTGTACATATCCGCCGGTACCCGTACCATGACCATAGTCAATCATGATAGCTACAGGAAAACCGTTCTCCACATCGCTATTGTGCCAGCGAATAGAGTAATATCCTGGTCGATTGACAATTGTATAATACCATGATGCTGCGGCCAAACCCGTGTCGGCTGGAGTAGCATTCGACAAGGCGTTCTGACCTATTGATGCATACTTATTCAGAATCGCAAATCGTTGAGCAGATTTCATTCTTTGCAAATATCTTTCCGTACGATTGAACGATCCTTTCTGTGTAATAGTGATCATAAAATCTCTATTCGACAGTAAGACGAAGGATTACGACACCCGGGTCGCCTGGTAGATAATCGCCCTTTGATCGGCCAAATATAGTAGGCAATCCGTTCAACGGTGATGCCTTAGCTCCACTAGCTCCTCCTGGCACAGTATTTGCTGCTCCGCTGCTCGGATCATTATTCGGAGCATCGCCTGGACCATATACACTGGTATCTCCAGGATTATATGCACCTCGTCCTCCAACGGTGGCTGCATTGCAAGTGACTCCTCCGTACTTACCAACGCCACCTGCACCACCGCCACCGCCTTTTCCTACATTGTTGATATATGTGCCATCGGCTCCAGGTGTTCCAGGAGTTCCGGGACCAGTTGCAGTAGGTGTACCTGCGACTCCGCCTACAGCTCCTCCGCCGACATTAGTACGGTTTCCTGCTCCACCCGCACCACCATTAGCCTGTGTGGAAACTGTCAGAGAGTTTGTTTGAGCGCGCTTACCACCTTCACCACCAGAAGCACGACAAGTATTCTGATTAAACGACGAAGCTCCTCCGTTACCACCATCAGTAGTTGATGCAGGATTGCTGGCATGACTGACTCCTACAGCACCGCCTTGACCAACGACGACGGCACAAGTATCGGGAAGAGCTGACAACAACCCTCGCGCTCGATGAAATCCTCCACCACCACCGGCTCCCCCATAACTTCTAATTTGGGTACCTGTATTAGCGGTGTCGATACCTCCACCCATTCCTCCTCCGCCACCAATACAAATCACCTCGAAGTGCGTGTAGCCTTGCTCGATGTACTTCAGGACGTCGAATGTCTGATTCGAATCGAATCTCAAAACTATTGGAGCTGGACGAATCAAGCTTCCTGCAAGTTCGAATCTCATTTTAATCGTCCATTTTCACAATATAAGGCACAAAGACGGTCGGCTGCATGTTCTCGTGCGCCTGATTTCCACCTGCACTTCCAATTGTGATACCAGTCTGAGCAGACGTAGTAGTTGGAGCCGTCGATGGGCCAGCCGAGTCCTGTCTCCAACCTGAATTGTCACCATCATAAACCATAAATGTTGTTACACGGTGAGTATGACCAGGATCAACAAGGGGATGACCGTGTGCTGCCATCTCGGGAAGTGTAATAACATGTACTTCTTCGCCCGTTCTACCGGCAATGACAATCGAGACAGAGCGAGTAACTCGATTAGCTCGAGATCCTCCGGGCATTGCATCCATACCTGCCGGAGTCAAACCACGTAAATCTGGAACTCTGAAGTTCGCTGCACCAGGATCGCTCGCTCCGGCAAAAGTACGCCACTGAGTCGCAATATTCGCAGCCGCTTTAGGATATGTTGCAACGGCATAGACGGCTCCGTCTGCCCATGCCCAATGTCCAAACTCTACAACCGGTGGAAGTGCACTACCCGGCCAAATTCTAATCTCTCCTGGAATTAGTCCACCAGCAGGACCTGCTGGACCTTGAGGGCCGGGTGGCATAGGACCCGCGTCGACGTCTGTTCCATCATGCTTGTGAAGAATGAGATGATCGCCGACAATTTCACCACCAATAACCGTGGCTCCTTCAATTTCCAACATTCTCTCAGCGGTAAGACCTGTAATTGTAGCCATTTCACCTCCTTAGTCTTGCTCGCCGATATTGGTGGACGAAACATCGTATGTATCCGGATCTGAATAGGTAGCATCAGCACCATTAATTTCGAATTGAGTAGCATTGATCATATCGATATATGTATCCGATTCATCAATGGCCGTCCAACTGCCATCTCCATGATCGATAATAAGCAATGCGCCTCGATATCCGAAATATTCGCCAATTTCGGTAATTGGAGGAAGTTTTGGGGCTGTCGTTTTCGTCCCATAGAGTTGACTTTCCACCAATTGCAAAATTTCAGGAGGTGTTGTTCTTGAATCAATCGAAACGTGAACTGTGGGTCTAGCTTTCTTTACCTGCTTTGGTGGAGTACCCGTCAAAGTCCACCCAAACGTAACCGGCTGAACTCCCGAGTCTGTAAGTGTAGAAAAAGCAATAGCGTCAGGAGTAGCAAGAAGGTTATAGAGAATGTGAAGCCTGTATCCGTACTTCTCACCTTCGACATCATTACCGATCATCGTTCTATACGACAAACTAAAACTCTTTGGTGGTTGCTCGTGATAAGACAATCCAGGAGCAACATGAGCGACTCCATTGACGACGTCGAATTCGTCGGGATAGGTAAACGCTTTGAGTTTTCCTATAAAATCGCTAGGAGACAGATTCTCGAGGAATTTCACTCCATCCAGAAAGAACGATTTCAGTTCGGAGTTCGGTGATTCTTCGATATCGACGAGCCCATTCCAAACCGCTACTGTGCCATCCTGAAGATAAAGGACTCCACGATCGACTCCGGTCTGGTAAACTCGATCACCTACCTGATCCCATGTAAGAACGGCCATGTCACCCCCTTTCTAGCCTTTGGTTCCTAGCTGTTCTCTGCGTCGAGCATTCAATTCTCTGTTTCGAGCAGCCATTTCAGAGCGACTCATCTTCTTGGGCTTTGCCTGTTTAATGTTGCAGACTCGAATCAAGGTAAACAAACGATTAAGATGCCAACTCTCACACTCGAACGGAATCTGAAACGTTATCATCCAGTAATAAATGAGCTCGGCCGTAATAACATCTCGACTTCGCGGTGCGCCTGGCGGTTCGCTAAACCACGTGGCAGTCATCTTCGCTTCGAGATATTCGTTTATGGCTGTGATATTGTTTTCTGAAAGTTTGAGAAAGACAGCATCGGGTACATCAGGAGTCAACGTCATAAGCTTTATGTAACCCAGAACTTCGTCTGGTTCCTTTTCCGCATTACCCAGGAAAGGTTTTTCGTAAATTGACTCCCATTTTGACAGTGAGACCAAAGAATGCTCAAGATCCAATGTCACGTCGTCTATAGTGACAAACTCTTGTGTCTGTTCGTCAAACATCTCGACACCAGGAACAACAATAGTGAGCATCCTCTAGCCTCCCATCATGAAATTACGGTCCGGCGAACAGTGCGATGACAGCATCCGGAGTCGGAAGAGCTGCTTCGACTGACGCCTTACCGTAAAGAAGGTCTTCGAGCGCAGCGAGATCACCGGGATCAACCACCGTAGAGTCAATCACAATGAGAGACGTCGGCTTGTGGTCAGTGACCGGAACAGGAGTGGATGTAACCTCCCAGCTAAACGCGATTGCCTCCGGTGAATCGTTAATCGTGGCGTAGGCCTTCTCCGACGGAGCTGCCTGACAACCGTAAAGCAGATGAAGCTTGTATCCGAACTCGGTCCCGTCGACATCATTACCGACTCGAGTCCTATAGCTCAAACCAAACATCTTCCGACCCTGCTGACCGACGGCCACACCCGGAGCTGGAAGAGCCGTACCATCGCACTGGCCAAACTCTTCCGGATATGTGAACGCCTCGATGGTTGCCCCGAACTCTTCAGCAGAGATCATGTTCAGATACTTGATGTTATCCGCAAACTGCGGAGAAGCTTCAGCTCCAGACGGCGATTCGGTAACGGTCGTGAGACCATTCCAAGCAAAACCGGAATTGTAAACACCTGCCTGATCAGGAAGATACAGGACTCCGTGATCTACACCAGTTTCATACAACCTCTCGCCGACCTGGTCCCAGGTCAAGGGAGTCATTATTTGCCCTTTCCTTTAGAAGTATACGTTATAAACATCATGATTTAAATTATCGACCGTATAAAATCGATTGAACAAACTCATCGGCATCATAGCCACTTTTTTCGGGATTTCACTATCTGGATCTTGATCAATGACCATAATTTGGTATCTAATCATATGATCATATACGATGTCGTCTGCGAATTTAGTGTCAGCAAAATCACGTTTATAGATAATACATGGGTAATTCAGCAGAATATTGGTCGGTGGCTGAAAATACACATTCGGCGCAAACGATTCAAGGAGTTGGTGCAACTGTAGCCGTGGGGCCATTGTACACCTCCCCCAATCTTAGAAGAAGGCGAGGACTCTGCACTTCGACCATCGAAACCGTCCACAAAGTCCCCGCCCACTCCACATAACGAATCGCAAAGAAATGATCGTTTGCATATGCATCCGCCAGAATACTTATCGAATTTTGGACGTTGAGATCGAAGTGAAGATTCTCACCTTCTCGAAGATTTCGTGCGTTTCTGATAACATCTCCGTAATATGAGCGCTCAATAATCTCATCAACCCATACGCCAGGCGCCGTTTCTACTGGTACGCCATAACCGATACGTCCAAAAAATCGGGTCATAGGAGACCTACCTGTTTACGGAGTAGTGTCTTTGGTGAAGACCACTGCGGAACGGATCTTCGTCAAAGCACCAGAAACGCGAGTCTCGTACAGGTACTTGTACTGGTTGTAATCGATGTCGAAGTCGTCGAAGAAGTTGATCTCTCCACCCTTATCGGCACCAATCGTGTAATCCTTCAAGTTCAC